GTGGTGCATGGATCGTTCGAGAACCCGCGAAAGATTTCATCGCCAGTATTGTTTTTATTCCCCCTCAAGGGCCGGGCGCTTAACTCCGGTGTTTGTGGGCGACTAGCTAAATGGTTCCAGGTCGGGGGTTCTAGAAGAGAGAACGCCTAAAGAAATGGAGCCGCGAGCTTGAAAGCACGCTCACCGAGAGAGCTGACGGATTCCACGATGTCAAGAACACCATGTCCTGTCGCCATAGCCCTCGCGATTGCTGTGCTCCATTCACTCTGCGAAGTGGGGTGGTGAAGCTTGTGCGTGCTTGCAGCGGGGTGACTGATATCGAATCGAACTCGGTACTCGGTCGTAACCAAGTAATCGAGCTTGACCGAGTCAGGGTTATAAACTGCAATAGGCGCGAAGCCTTTGCACGAATGCACAATGTTTGGTCCCGCAGTGGTCTCGGCGCTGTCTTTCCATCCGGCAACATAAGGCGTATACGCAGGAAAGCCCAAACTTGGGCCCAAGTCGAGCACGCGGTCAAAATCCTGCAATTCGAATGTGTTGAAAGGAACAGAGTCAACCTTGACTCCCTTCAACGCAATCTTCCCTGCAGACATGAGCCGCGGCTGCATGAATGAGACCATCTGGTCTCCAAAATTACGCCAAGAATCTGTGCCGGCTTCAACACCTCGAAATTGCGTCTTCAAACGGGCGGCGTACACGATGCCAGCTGAATCCTGCAGCTTGTCGGCATTCATGATCTGAACCGACAATGCCGATGGAGTCATTGTGGCGCGTGAAACTTCTCCCAATGGTTGCGGAAACCAAGTGGACGCATTACGAATTGGATCAGCCAAGTTGCCGCCAACAGCACACGCCGAGGCCCAGCCATCCGCAAAACTTTGCGGATTCTGAGTGCTCACACTCACATTGATGTTGTTCGCCTGCTTGGCCCCTCGGAATGTGCCAAAAACCATGACAGGTTTCGCGTCCTCCCACGAGATTTTGGTCGTGACGCGCATGACCATATACGGGCCAGTCTGAATTGGCAGCGGCAAGTGGCTTGGATGATTTGCGTCGAAACCATAATTCACACGAGCAACGTCGCATGAACCGAATCGCGGCGCACTCACTTCACCTACTCCCTGTTGAAAACCAGGCAGCTCTCTCTTTGCCGAACCTGAAGCCTTCTTCTTCTTCGGTAGGGTCTTCTTCGTCGGGTACCGCCGGGCCACCCGACGCTTGGCCTTGAACGACTTGGCCATGGTGATATGTACAGGGTATTGCTCGAGCCAAGCTCAAGAGCTCCCGGCCGGTTTGGCAACTGCAAACCACATCGGCAACGGGGAAAGGCTGGAGTTGTAACTCGCGATCGTACCAGTGTCCTTCATTGCGTTAAGGACGCGATTCGCGAATTTCCTCCTCTTGCCTTCTGCATGGACTCCATCTTTAGCGATGACCGGAAGAACTTTCTCAGCGATCAGCTGCTCAGCAGTCTTCTGACCATGCTTCTCGAGGTGAACGAGAACGGCGTAAAACCACTTCTCATAGTCCGTGCTGCCCGGCGCAACAGTCAGTACGCAAGGGACGATCTTGCTCTTCTTGTCGCGAGTCAGCCCTGGCGCTGCTGACTGGGGACTTCCTTGCAACATGTCAGTGAGACCACCCACAGCGGCTGTCCGCACCAAAGGGTTCGTCATTGAGGTCTGGCACCCTCCCGTATCCGCCGATCCGGACGCTTTGGCTAGAGCGTCAGCCAAGATCAGCAACGGCTTCTGCGCCTGCAGTTGTCCTTCCTGTGGCTCAATGACAGGACCCGGAATGCCACTCCCGCAAACAACTGTGGCGCCCGAAGAATGAACCTCACTCGCCATATCACAAGGGACCGTAGCCATCACGGTCGTCTTCGTGCTGCAGCCCCTGTGCATACTTGCAGCACTATCGTGGCACGTACCTGCTGGGGTGCCCTCAACACCCGTGACCGTGCACTCACCCCGCCCCACGGTGAGCCCCGGCTTCGCCGACGCCGTCTCTAGAGGTGTCTCCTGTTGTCCATCAGGAGACGAGCTGGTGCAGGTCCTACCGCTATCCTCATGCGACGTGGCATTTCCCACAGCAGGGGTGGGCTCCCCTGAAGTGTTTACAAGCTTGTTGTCAGGATCCGGAGTCGTCCACTCCGTAATCCCGAGGAGGGTCCGAACGTCCCCTGCGACCGGGTAGTGATGCTCGAAGAGGTCACGATGTAAAATCATGCCCCTGGTGATTGACATCTGCGCCCAATCGGCATCAGCGAGTGCCATGTCGCGAGCTGTTGAATCGGCCACGGTCATTCCATCTGCAAGTACCTTGACTACCATCTCGTAGTCAATCACTGCTCCGTGTAGCCAGTCGCGCATGTCGTTGCACATCGCTTGCAGAACGAAGTCACCATCTTCGAGCCCCTTCCTGCGGTCGTCGTCCGTGTAAACAGATGTTTGCCACCCTAGACTCCTAGCACAGTCGGCGTACATCTCCGCGAGGGCAAGTCCCAACCAGCGCAGCAGCGGTAGCTGCCTTGCTGCGTAGACCCGCTGAAGGAGAGCGGTACTGATCTGTGCATACTCGGCACCTCCTAGCCGGACAAACTGCGTCTCACGATCGTAATCGCAGTTGAGATGGCAGAGGAGGATCTTCTGGAGCCACTTAGCTGGTTTCGGGAAGTGCATGTCTGCGTACGGGATGTGAATCCTTGAGAAGACCTCACAAGCATCCTGGAACTCCATTGCGAAAGCAGGGTCCAACAGCTTGTAGCACTTGGCGTGAACCTTCACCAT